GTTTGCGTGTTTTTTTCGTATTGTGACAATACTGCGTCTAATGAACTCATATAAAAAAAATTTAGTGTTTACAATTCAATAATAAAACAAAAATGAACATAGTCAAATTAAAAAAGGGGTCCGAAGACCCCTATATTTTTTTTTAAGGATACTTAAATTGATTTTGTTGTCCGTAATACATGTCATCTGTATATGAATCAAAGGTATCTCTAACTTCAGAATCTGTAAAATCTGAAATCTCATCAGATGTTAAAACATATTCTTTACCTGTTTTTTCAAAATCTTCCTCCTTTTCTTGGAAGAAATCGGTAAGTTTTTGGTTGAATGGTCCCGAATCTAAACTTCTTAACTCTAATTTCTCCTCGGGAGTTCTTGGACGGTATTTTTCTATCTTATTTTCAATTTGATTTAACTTATCCGTTAAGTTACTCATCTCAGAAACTTTTGTCTGTAAATCTTCTAATTGTTTAAACAAATCTTCAAAATAATCTTTTTGTTTTTTCTCAATAGATTCCTGAGATTTTACTAGGTCCGTAACATCCAATTCTTCAGTTCCGTCTTTTTCTTCTTTTTTCTCGTCACCAATCTTTTGAACATCTTTATCCACATCAACATCGATCACTTCAGCAGGAGGACCTACTTCACCACCAACAGGTGGGGGTGCAATAGAACCTTCGGGTTCTGCAGGTGGTGGAGGTGGAACATCTCCTGGAGGAGGTGGAACCGCCTCTTGTTCCATTATGTATTTGTTAATACGATTGTATCTTGACAATTCTTCCAATATTTTTTTCTCTACCGACATCTTATTATCCGTTTAATAATTGTTTATAACCTGTTGGTGTTTCGACTTGGATTTTTCTAGAAGCGTTCTTCACGTTATCCACTCTTTCAATTAAACCATCTCTCATACTTATTTGATAACAATCACCTGTGTCTAAATCACACACCTCAGTATAACCATTATCTAAAGTTTTTTGTGAAATCCTTGTATTCTTACCAAGGTATCTATCTAAATGTTCTTTAATATTCATAATATTATCTTTGTTTAATAAATATCTAGTTTTTTCGTTAGTTTCAAATCTTTATGTTTAATGATGGAACTAATCCTAATTTTTTTGCAAGAACCACCCCTTCATAAATATTTTTAGCCCAAGAACTATATTGTGTTTCATTACGTGATATGAAACTTAATAGTTGTGATTCTGTTAAATTGTTCGCCCAATATAGTAACCAAACGTCAGTAACTTGGAATGATATTAAAGCGGAATCAGTTGCTGTCAATCCACTATAATTCAAAACCCCTTTTGATTGGTTCAGAGAAATCCTCTTAGATGGTTTTTCAAAATAATTAACCAACATGTTAATATTGTTACTATCAGATGCAAAAGAAACAAAAGGTAAGCTATTACCGTTTGAATTTGTCAAACAGAAGTATTGATTTTTAAAGTAGGTGGGTATGTTTCCACCGTACTTTTTATCTAAGGTAACTCCCGCAAAATTATAATCATAACCTGTTAATTTTTCAGTATTAGAACTTGACATATATAACGTACAAAAAGTTAATAATCTATTAGCCTCATTTGCTGTCGCTTGTGAAATATATCTAGCCGCTTGTTTAAAACTTAACTCACTTATCAATGCATCGGAAGGTTGATAAGATACATATGACGGATCAAGTTTATTAACACATGATGCGTTAGAACCTAACGTAAATGATGTTTTGTTGGTAACGTTACTTCCAACATTAGTTATATTAACAGTGGTTGGTGTTTGATTATTTTCATCCTCCCTCTTTTTCTTCAATTTACTTAATAACCCGCTTAAGACCACTTGGTTTAACGATGTAATTTGTTTGTCCAATTGTGGCATAGAATAAATAGGTATTCTAACACCTTTAAATTGTGTTGTAAATTGTCCCGGTGCTATTTGGTGTGTTACCGACTGTATATGATAAGGACCATTAAACATCGGAACGTTTTTCAAATTAAAATACATCGTTGGTTGTATCATTGAATTACCCAATGATGTTATTTCAACTTCATAAGATCTATTTTTGTATAGATTATATAGCGATAAACTCTGTGCAATCCCTCTTTTACCTCCCGCAGCACTTGCCGTATCAGCAATTACTTTATTAGCTTCCGTTGTTGCAAGAGAATTGGTTTGAGATAGGTTAATGTTATAAAACATACCTTGTGATCTTGTTCCAAAATCCACGTTAAATCCAACAACTTTATTTGAAAGGTGATAATCATTTTTATTAACCGGTGTTTGAAATAACAAAGCATTCTCGGAAGTTCTTGTAATATCAAAACTATCATTTCCAAATCTATAATCATCAGATCTTCTCATATCCAAATGTTCTGATACTTTACCACCATATATGCAAACAATTTTTGATCGAGCTTGTCTATAATCGACGTTAAGGTGGGTACCAAATAATGTTTGTGCCAAATCTTGACTGTTTTCAGGATTTGGTTGTCCGTCAGCATCAATCAATTCTTTACTCCAAAAATTCATGTAAGCCCCCATAGGCATCATCATAAACTTATTATCACTCAAAATTTTACTAAAAAAGTCCAACACTCTCATATTAAGAGGATTGTTATTTAATAACGTCTTAAAACTAAAAATGTCAATCAACGCGGTTCTACCAATATCTCTATTTGCTCTATCCAAAAATACAACATCTTGGAACAGGGTTCTTCCTTTATAGTCGTTACCCGCAATCCACTTATTATCCAAGGTTTTCATAGTATCCCAAATCTCATATTTTGGTGCGTTACCGTCAATAATACTATTAATTTTTTGTGATGAATTAACCGTAACTATTGGAAGTTGTTTTCCTAATTGATTAAACAATATCGTAAAAATATTTGTTTGTAACTCCGTTGCAGAATTAACATAATCATCAATTAATGTTGTGAAAATATCTTTTGTCATTACACCATTTGCCAAGTATTTTTGGGTAGCATACACCTTAATTAATGGGGCACAAGTAATAACATTTGCTTCCGTAAATGCAATATTATTATCAACAAAAAAATCTGTAATATAAGAACCATCACTAGAATAATAGAACCCATAAGGTACCGTAGTTCCCGATGAATATAAACCCACATATGTCTTTAACGCTTTCCAAGCCAAAGGATTTGAATTCTCTGACTGTTCCAAAGTTACCGTTCCACTACTTGTGGGTAATGAACCATTAACATACGGACTAAATACAATAGGATCGGTTATCTTATTTGTTTGGAATGAGCCATACAATCTTCTATTAAAGTTTGATGGGTTTCCATTTACAAATAACACGTTTTGATCCAAAAATAACCTACAATTATTTGATAATTTATCTTGTTGAGCATTTGCAACTTTAGCAATAAACACATCATTAGATATCGCACCGTTAAATCGGTCAATAAACATCATGTCAGTCATTAATGCTTGAAAATTACCGAAGGTCACATCACTAACATATGGGTTTTGGAAATTACTTTTTGGACGACAAAAATCTAAAAACATTGTTTCAAAATCATCTAACACTTCCTTAGAGAATGTTGCAAACATCTCATCAATTCTTGTATATTCAAAATCCGTTTCAAAAGAAAACGCATCTTGCTTATTAACATCACTTTTGACTTTCTTGATGTATTCATAATAATCGGGTTTTGTAAACGCCGCACTAGAAAAATAACCAAAAGGACCCGAACCCCAAATGAAATTAGTCGTTGCATTATAAATTGACGGATTATTCTCAACTTGATTGTATTGATTTAAGTTACTATAACTACTTAAATTGTTTTGAGTAAATAAGAAATTAGATACCTCATTAACCGGCGATCCGAAACTTGGATATACTAAAATACTTTGTTGGTATTTTCTTGGGAATGAAGTATTATTATTTACGTCAAATGTAATGGCGTATGGTGTATAATTTAAGAATTTAACACCACCATCATTGTATGGTTGATTTACATTATTATCAACATTATTTCGTATTTCAAGTTGATTACCACAAGTTGAACCAACATAATCAGAATCTGTATATCCTGTTAATAAATCAAAACCTGTTGTAAAGTAAGTAAAATCATTTATTAATTTAGGGTAAAATCCAGCAGTAATATTAGTTAATGTAACCGTATCAGTAATTGAATTTTGTAACGTGATAGTATTATCACTTCTTGAACCATTAACAAATGTTTTCGTATTGTAACTTCTAGTAGTTGATGAAGTTGTTGGATCGTAATTTGCCGAATAATCAAAGTTTTTCCAAACACCATCCAAAATATCAACACCTTCATTTACTTGTTTCTTATATCTGTACCAAATTGAACCGTACTTAATAATCCAAGAATAAGGTAATGATTGAACCGAACCATATTTATTTAAAACCGAAGCGATATATTCACCATACGTCCCACCACTAACGAATTTTTCTCTCAAAGTCGCCAAAGGTAATGAATTTAAGAATAAATACGCAGATTGGACATACGGATATGTTTCATTACTTCTTTCACTTTGAACTCCGGATAAAATAGAATTTGTAAAAAATGGTGTATTCATCATAGATATTACCCTATCACCCCACACACCCTCGGTTGCTAATCTATCGCCCGCCAATTTTGTTGCATATATTTGTAACGGTGTTAGAATACCGCTACTATCGTATTGAATGGGTTTAAACGCCGTATAATCCAATACAGTAAAGGGTTTTGGCGCGTTTTTAGGATCTGCAGTGGCAAAATTAGTTATATAATTTATTCTATCATTAAACACTAACGTTTGTGTTGTTTTGTAGAATCTAAGTCCGTCCGTTGCTCCGTTTTGTAACGAATTAGTATTAAATGTATCCGAAACAAATGGGTATAAATCCGTAAATCCTTTTCCCGTTTCTACCTTCAATAGATCCGAAACTCTCTTTTTAGATGGCGCACTAATATTTGGTAAAACTGTTTCAATTAATGTCGTATTTCCCGATAAAACTTGAAATGGTTTGTCCGTTTTTCCAACCAAATATTTATTTGTATAATAACCTCTAATGAATTGATTCCACGAAATACCTTTACCTTCATTAGATATGTGTCTCATCAAATCAGTAATATTTCCCGGTTGTATTGAAAAATCTTTCAAGATTTTAATTAGTTCGGGATTATCATTTGCTAATGCTTTTAATATATTCTCAGTTTCAAAATCAGCAATCGTTTTATAAACCTCCTTCTTATTTGAAACATCCGTATTTAATTTATCATAAAATGACGCAGTGAAAACCCTTTCATAAATTTCATAAATAAATGAAACAACCTCTGTTATTGAATAGGTTCTATTTGTTGTTGGGTAATCAAAAGCGTTTAACGTAACTCTATTTATAGTTTTTTCTTCGTTGGTGGAACTTGTTGGATTTTGTAGAATCTCAAGATCTCTAACCGCCAAACCTTTCATATATTCTTCAACAAATTCTACTTCAGGCCAAATATCATACCTGTAAGCCTGTGTTTGATTAATCACCGATGGATCACCAGGATATCTTAACTCAAACTTTCCACCATCTGTGGTGTTTTGTGTTTCAACAAAATATTGTGGCCAAGGATAAACAGGAATATCACCCGCAGCCGTGGTATCTATATTATTTTTATTCTCGTTGTTCAGGATTGCCGACTTTCTAATAGGATCAAACCTAACATCCCAAGCCTTAGTATGAACATCATCCAACAATCGTAAGAACGCCTCTAACGATGCGAATAAAACCGCACATACATTTCTCATTGTTGGTTTAAATCCTAACCCATTGTTACCCTCAATCTTTTTTTGTAATTCAGATGTTAAGGTATCTTCAATTTGTGTTCTTACTTTGGTTGCGTTGGTATCTAACTTTTGAATCAAATCAACAAAAGTACCTTCACCTTCAAAATACATTACCTTTTGAGGTAATTTTACAGGACCCGCTTCCGAATCCGTCGTATTATCGGGTTGGTTATTGACAATACCATTTATCTTTATACTTGTATTAGAAAATTTAAGTTTATTTAATTCAATTCTAAAATTTTCTGTTTCAGCACTTGTTGGTATTCTTTTTAACCTTTCTTGTAATGTTTTTTGTTCGTCAATCATTCCCAAGTCACGAATAATCGTTCCAACGGTGATATCATTATTAAGACCTGTTATTAGTTTTTTTATATTATTAATAGTTGCCGATCCACCACTACCTAACGTTTTGTTTTCAGATAATAATTTATTATATTCCTTTACTATTTTATCAAGTATAACCTCAGCATCTTTCATACTTTGTTGAGATTGTCTAACATTCTCTTTATAGAGATAAAACTTTTTACCTGTATTATCATAATAAAACAATGATGTATCAACATACTTAGATGACCACGAATTGAGATCGGTAGAATAAACAGAATTTTGATAGTTTATTAGATTTTTCTTATAAGAATCAACGTCAGATAATGAAGAGAAATCTTGTTTCCCAAATGTGGCCAATAAATTTTCTTCAAGTTTTTCTAATTTAATCTGTAATTGATTAAGTGTCATCTCGGGGAAATTCTCATCAACCAATCTTTGAGATTTATAATCTTGATAAACTTCTTTTAATTTTTGTAATCCTCTTGACGTTACAACTTGATTGACATCTGTATTAGTATTTCCATTAGTGAATAACGCAGCGTTTTGAGCCTGTGTATTAGATGGTGGTGAAATGTTATAAGTTGTATTATACATATGTGGTAATGCAAACAAATATGCCACCGAAGTTTCGGCTAAAACAGAGTATTTGTAAGCAACAAACTTAAGATTAACAGTATAATCACCCGTGGATCCTTGGAATGACGCTTCAAAATTTTGTAATATTAATTCATATCTTATAGCTTTACCATAATAACCCTTCATTGTTAAATAAAATGTTGGGTATGGTAAGTTAAAAAATGCAGCATATGGTGAATTATCACCTTTTTCAAATAACGCTCTACCCTGCACGTCAATTAACCTAACATTAACTACCGGTGTAAAACTCCTATCATTAGTTACCGTTATACTTTCAATACCTAATAGTTCAGTGTCCTGTATATTACCCGTTGTTTGATACCTTTCAATAGTGTTATTACCTTGTGGGTCTTGGAAAACTCTACCTTTTTGAAAGTTTTGATTAATTCCTTGACCTTTCAAACTATTTTTTCCTGTAATCTCATCGGTATATTCGTTACTAAAGTATCCTTTACCACCAGGATTTAAGAAATTAATTTGTGCGATTTTTACGTTTCGGATAGAATCGTCTAATGTGGAACCTTGAACAAGTTTTGTTCCCGGTATTACACGGGCTTCCAAATTAGCATACATGACAAGTTCTTCATGATTTACCAATCGTTCATCATAACTATTCCCATTAGTTCCAACCGTTTTATTAGGATCAATAATAACTATGTTGTCGTAGTCAAAATCTACTAGTATTTTTTTATCTGCCATAATAGAAGAAGTAATTATTCAATGCCGCGTTATAATCTTGTAGTGTCGCCACCAATGGAAATGGAACGTTTATTGTCGTACCATCGGGTATTGACCATTCTAAACCACCAAATTGTGGATTTGCTTGTAATATTAACCAACCAAAAAAAGGTGTGCCATAATATTCCTGTGATATCTTATCCATTCTACTTCTTCCTACACGATAAATGTATCTTTGATCCGAGTTTTTAGGTCTCAAAGGAACAAATGGGACAACGGTTTGACCACCATTTACTTCAAAATCCACATATCTATTATAATATTGATAACTCATAGTTTAAACTTCTTTTTAAGATTGTAAGGATTATCAGTATCGGCATCATTATTAGAATTAAACAATTTACTCAATCTTGTTTTATCATCACTACTTGGTGTAAAATCAGTCGTATATGAACAAGTCCTATCAACACCAACGTTTATACCAACAACATTTAGAATGTCTTTATTAATTGTGTTTTTATTATCATCAACAATACTTAATTCCGTATTATAAGCACTTTCAAAGACCGACTTCACCTTACCAAATTCATCATTTATTATTGTAAGTGAAATAGGATCTGTGATACCGTTAGTGATTGCACTCATAAAATTAGTATAATCATTAATATAAACACCACTCATTAACATATATTCTAACTTAGATTCCGGAGTTGTAAACCCAAATTTAGTAACAGGGAATATTTCAGAGTCAAATTTGAAGCTTTGAGTCACATAAGGTGGGTAATCCCCATCAGTTAAAGTAGTTATAAATTGATTACAATAGGTTCCTATTGTTGTTAAGTCAGTAGTCATTACCGAAAGAGTTGAACCCGTTATTTTATATAACTTCGGTTCTCCCTTTTCAATGAAACCATCTCTTTCAGTTAATACATAATTCAATTTATCTATTGTAAATACATAGTCTTGTTCTAACGTATTCAATGATTGAATTGATGTGGTAAGTTTAGTTAAAAACGTAGGTGCATATCCACTAACATAGTTTATGTAGTTCTGTTTCAAATCTCTAACTACACTATTTTTAACATTTCTGTTTTGTTCTAATGTGGATATTTGAGATAATGATCCATTATTGATTTTACTTTGTAATTGTGAGAAGAAAGAAACATACCTGGATTGAATATTTACAGGTGATCCAAATAGATTAACATCTTGTGGTGACGTATATTGATTGAACTTACCTGTGTTATATTTTAGAACATTCGTAACGTTTTGTAATACCCCATAATTATAATTCTTAAGTGTATCGTTTAAGAAATTATACACACCATTATAATAATTTTTAGACTGTGTAACAAACCCATCAAACACTTTAGTATATGATATATTACCATAAACCACGGTAGATGTTCCCGACGTTGCCGCAGAGGTTGTAGTACTCTTAATTTCACCAATTGTTGCACCACCAAGTGATGTGGAAACCGGAGTTGCTTGTGAAACCGATGTGGTTGTCTCAGTTTCAGTTAAACCTAATGCACCAATAAATTGTTGATTGAATTGTTCTCTATCTTCCGTTTTTTCAGCTCTTTCATCATACATCTCAGTATTTGCATAATAATTAAACGATAATGCGTTTTGTAATTTTTCAATTGGTTCTTTAAGTCCCGAACCACCAATAAAGTTAAAACTTAACGTAACATCACAAATCATCGGTTGCATACCAATACCTTCGGGATTCAAATCAAAATTTTCAAATTTGAAACTTAAGTTTGTTGGAATAATTTTAGTATTATAGAAATCACCAATTCTTAGCACCAACACAGGTGGGGCACCAAACGCGGTGTTTGTTGCAACATCCGTTACAGGTTTTCCATCCAAACCTATTGTTGGTATCGTATCACCCGGTCTTACACATTGATTTAAGAATGTCAATCTTGAATTTAATCCTTCAGGTGTCATTGAGTGAAACGTTGGATTAAAATATTTGATCTTGTCTTTGATTGAATCAAAAACAACAGGATCAGTACTTTTCAATATATCAAAATAGTTACACTCAGATAATAAAGATCTAACAATTCTCTTACTAACATCATTTTTAATTTTTTGTTGTATGGTTGTAGTCGTTACAGGTTTTGGTGCTTCCAATGGTAATTGTCCTGTTGTTTGTTCTTGCTTAGGTGGTACCGCACTTATTTGTGGTGGTGGAGGTGCTTGAGGAATATCACCGGGAACATATTTAATATCCTTAATTGCAACTCTTCTACAAGCAGATGCTTGAACGGAAAATATCTTATTGTATGGTATATTTTTAGTATCTAAGTCAGTACAATTATAACCCTGTGATTTAGTCCCTTTATTGAAACTATATAGTGTAGCACTTGATTCTTGCTCACCTCTCGCAGAACCCGAATCAATTTTCAATCTTCCCGAATCTATGTATGAACCCAAAACATTTTGGAAATAATCTTTAACACTATCAATTCTTCTTTTTGACAAATCAACGTTGTAACTTATTGTTGCAGGTGCGGACGCAGAACCAATTAAAGTAATTGTTATACTTTTAGCAGTCCCGTCATCCAAAACTTTCTTTATCTCGGGAACCAATTTATTACCAACAGTTGTGAAGTTATCAATAACAATATCATCAAAGAAATTTTGCATCTCAGTTTGTGTATTATTTCTTGAAGCAACTTCAATGAAGGTTGTTTCCTTACTTAATAAGAAATTATATTCAACATCATAAGCACTCGTTGTTTGAGTTAATCTCGTATTTGGATCGGGATAATCGTTGTAAAAATAAAAACCTAAGTTTTTAAACTTATCCCAATTTAATTCAGATGGTTTGGTTTGTTGAGGAATAATTGGTGCCGGTTGTGATTGATTAATCGGTTGTGTAGATTCCTGTGTTGCAGGATTTTGTGGTGTTGTTGTATTAACAATTGATTGAAAATATACCAAATCCGATGCCGGTATGGTATTATATGTTTGAGCCAATTCATACAAATCATATTCTTTACAACCCGCGAAGAAAGAATCAACGATATTATCAGCAGTTTCTCTATCAGTATTCGCCAAAACCTTATTAACAATAAGATTTAATATAGATGGGTGATCCACCACAATCTTAAATGATAATTGACCCGATCTTGATGTGTTTTTATAAGTATAAACAGGTTCAGGTCGTCCAATAAATGTATTTTCATTAAACGACGGTCTTGAATCCTCACTAAATGTTAAACCATAAGGTGGGAACCACATTATTCTACCCCCATTAGGACCTCTCTCACAAGCAGGAAGGTCCGACACTCTAAAACCTTCTTTATTTGACGTTCTCCAAGCCAAGTTTTCAATACTAAACATGTATTTGGTAACGTTTTTCTCAACTGCAGTTGGATTAACGTTGTTACTTGTCGGAACAATATTCAAATTATATGTTGAAGTTATTACAGAATTAACAAATTGATAGATACTACCTTTTTGTTTCTGTAAATTTTCATAATTAATATATGGTTTGTCCTTAGCAAACACCCTACAATATTCTCTACCCGCTTCCGTTCCCGACGCATTAGTGTAAGATATCACCCTAGAACCCTTAGTTAATTCCTTATACCCATCACTAAATACTTTAGATACTTGGTCAATTGCGTTACCAACGTGGTTAAGTCTCTTAGCACCATCGGGTTGTGAATCTATTAACCTTTGAGTATCATCTAAAATACTACCCGGTCTAAATTCATAATTAGTTGATTTACCCGCATTGAATTTATCACTAATACTATTAAATGTTGGGTTATTTGTGGTATAATCACCACCAGGTGCTACATTTTTACCCGCATTTTTACTATATTTCGGTGATACCCATGTGAACCCTCCTTGAATACCCCCCGCATCCTCATAAGATTTACCCGCAAAACCGTTTTGGATTTGTATATTATTTTCATAATTATTACCCAATACTTCAGGTCCATATACAGGAGCATTAACTTCTCTACCCGTTTCATCTTTTGGTATAGCACCCGGAGGTGATGTTAAAGATCCCGGATCTTGATCCTTTGAACCAACATAAAAGTTTCCTTTAGTTAAGTTTGATAAATTAAACGAAAATATACCACCTACGGCATCATCACTAAACGCGGGTCTAAACTTGTTTTGTTCAATGTTAGATTGTAGTTGGAATTTTTGACCCGATCCTGTATTTTTTAAGAATAAATCCGACGGTGTTCTACCTCTTGACCCTCTCGTTCCAAACGCCCCCGCAACCGCAGCACCAACAACCGTTTGTTGTGTTCTACCAAGGTTGTTCTGTGTCATATCCTCATCAAAATAATCACCCGGTATCGGTGATACAGGATAGTAAGTTCCTGCAATTCTGTTAAGAATATCCGCCATTTTACCAATAGCGTTTGACGGAACAGTAATTGTCCAATCTTTTGATACTATAGGTCTTTTACCCGCCAAAACTTGAGCCACCTCAAATGGATCTCTAAGTGACTCTAAGAATGTAAGTCTTCCGATTGTTTCGGTTCTAACATTTTGATCAACCCTCGCCTTTAAATTAGCCTTTAACGCAACCCCAATATCAAACCTTCTTGGTTCAGAATCCAAAGATAATGTACCATCCGACCCTTGTGGATTACTTGAAAGTAAAACCGCATATGGTGAATATAATGAGGGTCTAAAACTAGGTGGACCCCAATACGGTGCCAAAACACCTTTAGACCTTTGTATTAAACCAATATTATACGGATTTTGAAAACCTCCGGGAGGTCCGTATTGGTTGATAATTGACGATGCTTTTTGATAGGATATACTATAATTCTCAATAGCATCGATATATGGGGGAAATGGTCCATATTCCCCCTTATTAGGTCCCGAACTTACAACATTATTATAATTTATAGTTTTATTAAAACCACCATTAGGACCAAATTCATTAATCTTATATAAATTATCAGAAAAAGGACTGTTATCTATTAAAACATCAGGAGAATCAATTACACTATAATCCTGTAATTCGGTTGGGTATGTAACCGCACCACTTGGTGGTGTATATACGCCTGGTTTTCTGTAAGGTTTAAGATTCCTTACAATTAAACTTTTTCTAATGATCTCGGTTGCATTAAACGATAACGGACTAGTTCCCATCAATAATTCATTTTAATATAAATAGATTAGTAGCTATTTTTTTATTGACCCGGCGCGTTATAAACATCAGGTTCTTTTAATACTGCTTTAACTGCGTTTGAAAATTGTAAATTTTTAGCATCTATTTGACCAACAACTCTATTATCTTGCATAATATCCACCCTACCCGTTAATTGGACAGTAACGGGATCAACTCTAACAGTTTCCGGTTTCTTAGTTTCTTTAATACCTAATTGTTCTATAAGATCACTAACAATACTTCCAACCGCAGGAACAACAATATTTTCTTTAGAAATTTGTGTTTGAAATGTGGATGCAAAATCAATTGAGGATATTCTGTCAATACTTTTACTAAAGTTTTCAGAAAAATCAACAATAAAGTCGTTAAGAGTTGTTCCAAACTTATCGTTAAACCCTTCAAGGTCACCCTTAACTAAATCCTTTATTGCATCAACACCACCGGTTTCAAATCTATCTACTAATTGTCGTTGATCTCCGGGACGAAATGCCTGTCTAACACCTTCAGTAACAATTCTTTGACCTCCTCTTTGTATTTCAATAAGATCTTGGAACACTTTACTACTAGCAATCCCCGACACTCCGAAACCAACTTTAATCGCTGTCAAATTATTGTTCATCATTTGTTGTGTTGATAATTGTTCCGCAGCAAAATCCTCTAAGGTTTTGGCACTTGTTGTTTGTGCTTTTATCTTTTCTAAATCACCTTGTTGTAGTTGTGAAACCAATCTATCTTGACCATCAACTTTAACCGTAAAACCTCCTTTAATCTTATCAAAATTAGCAACACCCGACAAAAACATTTTTGTTTCTTCGTCAATTCCGGCAACTTTTAATTCTTTTGATACTTCATTAAGTTGAGCCCTTGCCTTAGCCATTTTAACCATGTTATCATAACTAAGTCCCGTTTCTTCGGAAATTTTCATTAAATCTCGTCTAGCAGCTGGAGGTATCTCAAATTTACCGGTTTCTTTATTCAAAAAACCCATTCTTTCAACCACACCACCAATAGCTTCTTGTAGTCCTTCAGTGTCTTCTTGTGCCAAATACATCAACCTAAACGGATCTGCTAAATCACCAACAGCAACCCCTAATCGTTGAAATGTATTTACCGCACTAATAGCACCTTCAGGGTCAAATACTTTTGACGCAAAATTAAATACGTCGGACATATCAATCTTTAGTAAAGCCGCTTTTGCCGCCATCCTTGCCAAACCATCAACACCCGTTTGAAATCCAAATTTATTAGCATTTGATAAATTATCACTAACTTGTTGAAATACTTGATTTGTATTTGCTCCGAATTTTCTAGCTTCAGATAATATGGTTAATGTGTTTTCACCAAAATTATTCATGGATTCACCAAAGTCAGCAAATTTTACAAAACTTTGTGTAATGGATTGAATACCTAAACCGGTTGCTGTCGCTGCCGCTTGGATCTCAACCATATTTTTAGCACCAACAACAAAACTATATTCAAGTTCAGAGGCGATATTAGAAATTATGTCAGCCGCTTTTTGTGTTAAATTAGCAACATCGGTACCTTGGTCAATAACCAAAGCCAAATCTTTAGATGCGTCGGCAATAGTTTTGGAAACCTCTCTATAAGTTTCCCTATTGGCAGTCATGTTCTTTTGAACGGACAGAGATTGCTCATCAAGATTTTCACGAAATTCCTGCAGATTTGCAAAAAATTGTTTGGTAAGAATGTCGGCCAATCCTTGTCCATATTTATTTAAATCGTCAAAAATATTTTGTGCCATAAACTTTATTTACAATAAATATTGATTAGTTAGTTTTGGGTGTTAAATCCGTGACCAACTTGTTCATCAAATATTTCCTAAAATAAGTGGGCATACGATAAAAATCTCCATAAGAAACATGTAGATGCTTCGCCAAATAATAAAATTCGTCAGATAATACTCTGTTATAATCAGAAGAAAGGGCGAAAAAACTCTGCCCCAAAGGCGATATTCAAATCTACCTTTTTTCCGGATGGGGCGATAACTGTTTTCACAAGATCCAATCTTGGTTCATTTTCATTAATGAATTTTTTAATGTATTTAGAATCCATAATAGGCATAGATTCAATAAACTTAATAATATTTTCAGGGCTAGTATCATCATTAATACTAATAATTGACTTAGCCAATCTTGTAGTCACCGTAGGTGCTTTACCCACAGGATACATCGCATTCATTCTATCCAACTCTGTCATATCACCCAATGTCAATGGTTTTAATTTTACCTTCACTTCACTTCTTGGTAAAGTTGTGGTCCATGTCCCATCCTCATTAGGTAATTGATTTGTTCGTTTAATATTTAACTCATCTAACATCACATTACCCTTAAACTCATTACCAGTCTCGGGGTCAATTAATTTGAATGTGTATTCGGGACCAAACGATGTGTTCCTTAAAAAGATAAGAATAGCTTCAATATCACCATTTAACAAATCTTCGGGTCTAATTCCCGGTTCATATAATTTTGATCTAATTAGTGTTGTTACTATGGAATCGGAAGGTGCCGACATAATTGTGTTTTCATCCGAAGCGGTCAAATATCCCACTTTCACAGATTCCTTTTTATTTTTATAAAAAATTCCTCTTGATGGTAAAGGCACCACATCATGTGGTAAATTAAAATCAATTTGTCCGTATTGTGTTGCGTCTTGCATAAAAAAACCGTAGAGTTTGGCTCTACGGTTAAATATAGTGTAGTAATATTTTTAGTAAATAATTAATATACCAAGATACAACGATCCATACGTAATGAACAAGATAGAGTCGCTAACTTATCATCACTATATGATGCTTGTGACCAAGATACATCAGTCAAGAAAGTATTTTCAAGTATCCACTTTTCAACAACAACACCCGTTGGATCTAACATCTCTAAGTCAATGTTTTTCTTATAACCCGCAGCATAACCCATACGACCTGTTACAGATTCAGCGTGCAAACGAACCCACTCCATTAATGCCTGTGTTGCCGATGGCCCAATAGGATCCACAAAATCAACTTTAATCGGGTCCCAATTGAATCTACCCGCAACGAATGTACTTGTATTTAAGAACGGTATTTCTGTACTACCTATTTTTATTGCCGGTCTTCCCGAACTCTGAACATACCATTCGTTAATACCCAATGAAGAAGGGAATCTTAATATAAATCGGTTATTCCTTTTGGGTTCATAAGGAATAGGCATTTTCATTAACAAATCAGCCATATCTTTAAATTTTAATCTTTTTTAGTTTTATATATAAATACTCGTCAAAAAGTTTTTCTATTTACTTTTTTTTTTGACAAACTATTCTCATATTAATATTTCTTTTTTATACCTCCGGTCGTTGAATAAGTTGTTAAATCAACTCCTTCGGGTTTATTTTTTTCAAAATGAGTTTTCATTTTTTCAACGTTTCTAATATCATCATCTGAAAATCCAATCATAGGTATGAACTTATTAGCAATCTTTTCTTTCATGAAAGCTCTTTTATGAATTTTCTTAGCAATTTTTTTAACGTGATCAATAAAATCATTCATAGCATCAATTTTACCCTCTTCGGGGTTTGAAGCACTTCCCGAACCATAACTAACTGGTGAAAATTGACACATATCTAAATATTCACGAATAATTTCATCATCCGACATATCTTCCATATCATCAATAGATCTGTAATTTCTTAGATTTTTAATCAAAAGTTTTTTATTAATACCATTGTGATTTGATACTATCATATTATATACCGATTCTTTCAGAGTATCGGGTTTGTGACCTCTAGCCGTTATAATAGCAAACACCGAACCACCATTAATCGCTTCAATAAAATCATCCCAAGCCGGACCAGTATCGGCAACCATTGAATCAATCAAAAAATCCTTATCACCTTCAGTTCTAAAGTTTCTAAATGGGTCATCTGCAAATCCTACAATAGTTCTACCTTTATATTTAAAGGGTTCTTTACCAATCTCTGTTCGGTACTCAGCAAAATCCTCCGTTCCCATAGGTACTTCATCCCCATCCTCATCTTCTAACATGATTTTGGTCGGCATATAAAGTAAATTATCATCCCAATCAAAAGCATAATACTTCATGTCAGGAGTTCCTTTGTCACCAATCCCCTCGTTAATGTATGAGGGAATTAGTGATTTTAGGATTCTATTTTTTAATAGATCTTTCATTTATTAGATATTTTCAAAAGACGCACCTGTTGGTGTAATTAAGAACTCGATATCAATGAATTCCAAAGATTTAGTTGGTTTAATATAAACTTTACCCACCAATTGGTTTCTATCCAAATCTTCGGGTGAAGAACTTACCGTAACTCTGAAATCATATAGACCTCTATCTCTTCTAATTGAATCCAAAATAGGATTAACCGCATCTAAGAAATCTTGTCTAACTTTCTCATCGTTTTGTTCAAACAACAATCTAACCGCAACCGCTGAAATTAATTTACGAGCTTGTAACAACAATCTTCTAACATTTAATCTGTCAAGTGCTGATTGTGCAACTTGTAGTGTTTTATTACCCCAAATTACAGTTCCAACATCTGAGAAAGTTGCGATAGGATTAATTCTTCCTTGATACAATGTATCTCTATCTGTTTGAGTTAGTTTTCTTCTTGCTTTTACCGAATTAACCAAACCTCTAGTATAACCCGCCGATGCGAACCAAGGGAAAGCTATATTATCGGTAAGTGCTAAGTTTCTACAAACCTCACCTGTTGGTGGAAGATAAATTTGTGTGTTATTAACAGTATCTCTAACTAAAATCCAAGGATAATAAGTTGATGTATAGTTAGAATCAATACCAGTATCATCCAAAGTATTAACAGCTTCAGTCGGATCAATGAAATCTTGTGAATCCACCGTTGAAACCAATAGGTCAATATCGGGAGTTGTTGTGATATAGATCGAATCCGCTCTATCTTGCTCAACCATCTCAATTGCGTTTTCAACTAAGTTACTGTTATTTACATAATCAATACCCGGAGTTGCGAATACGTTAATATTAGTTGCTTCAGGATTTGCGAATGTTTGAATACCAATTAAGTAAGCATAATAGTCAGTTGTTGCATAATCGGTAGTGTTATTACCATATGTATATGGTCTAAACGCACCCCAACCAGTTGCCGATGGATATCTTGTATCACAAGTAGATGAAACACCTTTCTGATATCCTGTACCACCTAAAATAAATTCATCACCATTAGATCTTCTTTCTCTATAAATGTCCCAACCATCAAAACCACCTTGAACTAAGAATGTGAATTTACGTGATTGTATTTTATAATATGGATTAGCGGGATCTGTTGGGTCTGTTGTGAAACTTGTTGATCCAACTTCAAATGCCGATGTTCCTGAAGATAGGTATGAATTTGCGATAGTTACTACCGTAGCACCACTATCCATGTGGAAACCTTTAGTTTGATAAGTCCAACTTGATGCCTCATTACAAATACTTGTTGGGTTTTGTTTTCCTTTATATTGGAACAAATCGGAGTCAATACCCAATTGTGATGAAAATCCTAAGTAAGTAGTTCTAACTTTATCACCACTTGATGTTGTTGAATTATCTGCCGAACCTGTAGCATTTCCAAATGGTGGGTTGTAAATAACTTCACCAGGGAAATCATACTTAGTTTTATATACAGGTTGTGGTGGTGTGTTTGATGTTGAAGAATAGGTTCTTTCAATTAAACCTTCAAAACCACAAGGAATGGCATCTACAGGTGCATCATAATTAAGCTCCAACATAATAAACTTAGAGTTTAATTGGTATTCACCATCAGAGGTACCAACTTTAACACCAATGTAACTATTTTGACTAGGATCCATTGTACAGTTTGTGAATTTCTCCAAAATAACAGGATTTGTGTCCGTATCGTAAAAATCCCTAACAGCAATATCAAAAGTTAAATTATTGAACGACATATTCAATATTGAAACTTTAACTTGTGTATTAGCAGCATTACCATCTGAAATTGTAATTACTTTGAAAAGTTCATACACCTGATTACCTCGAAGTTCTGAAACCACCCAAGGAGAACTTGGTGTTTGGTAAGGATCTAAGAAATAAGCCATAGTTCCTGTTGTGTTAGCAGCTCTCAACCCCGGTAACTGAATTAAACTTGTGCTTAGTCCTCTAATGTAACCTTTATTATAACCAAAATTCAACAAGTTAGGATAAATTTCTTCTACGAAAAGAGGAACTACTGTTCTGTCTTTACCAAAATTATCTTTACCCAATACTTTACTCAAATAGTTAGTTCCTGTTTGTTGCATTGACGCAGTTAGTGTGAATGGTGTGGAATTTGAAGTTGTTAAACCTGAAATTTGGAATTCTGTGTATGGATTTTTAGTTACACCGCTATTTACATCTACCAAATTAACATTTGATTGAGCACTTACAACAAAATCGGGTCCCGCAACTCCGGAACCGTAATTAGAAACACCTCTTGATCTCAATGTTGCAACCACCATATTATTATATGCTGAATATGCAGTACCTGACCAACCAAAAGTTTGTCCCGAAATCGTTCCCGTGTATGATGTGTAAGATCCAGCACTTAAACCTCCCGACAATGAACTTAAGAAAGTTACAAAAGAACGACCAACATACGCATTGCCCGAACTGATATTAAACAATGAATAATACCAAGGATCATTTAAATAAGATGTGTAATCCTGAGATGATGCGTTTGTGTTATAAACACCTAAAACGTTTGTTGAAGCCGTGTAAGCACCTGATGTATATGTTGTGTTAGTTGCCGATGGTAAACTACCAAAAATATATGATGTTGCACCTGAATTAACTTGAACAACCGCAGCGGTATCATTACCAAAAACCGTTAATAATAAATTTTGTAAATCTGTTGTAAATGTTGAAGTACTACCATCTATTTTAGTATATGACGCATTTACGTCTGTATATGCTGACAATCCGTTTGTTAAAATATTTACAGTTCCCGTTGAGTTAGCACTAAATGTAACTGTGAATCCAACAGGTGTATTACCTGTAATACCAATTGTTGATGTATTTGGATTTGCAATCGTTTTGATAGTCCAAGATGGTCCTGCATCATATCCTGATAGACCTAATATTCTTGATACAAATAACTGATTTGATTGTTGTAAATATGATTTTGCAATATATGCCATTTCATATTTAGGAATTTGTGTGTTCACAAATTTTTCTGTTGAAGTTCCACCGAAATATGTTTCATACTCATCAAAACTAGTGATAAAAATTGGTTCGAAAGCGGGACCTTTTAGTGCCTCACCAACCAAACCCAATGTTGTAACACCAACACTTTGAGCAACAAAACTTAAATCCCTTTCTGAGGTATAAACCCCAGGTGAAACGAATACCTTATTTGCTGTAGCCATTATAATAAAAGTTTTTTAATTTATTTACCATAAATACTTTACTTTTAACCAAAAACCGAAGATAATATAAAGTTCATTATCTTTATTTCTACTAAAAATATCTTTTTTTGATATTTAACGATATGGATACCGAGAAAGTCAAAAACGTTAAAATAAGTAAGACCTCACATGATTTATTAAAATCATATTGTGACGACCGTGGATTAAAAATTTATAAGTTTTTGGAAAAACTAATTAAAGATAATTGTAAATCTAAAAAAGATTTATACGGTGACAATTAAACTAATACTGTTTTATAAACAATAAATCCATTTTGACCCGAATCTGTTAACACAACATCGGTTCTTAGAACATCCCCCGAATTTATCTCAAGAATTGGTGTTGTAATGAGAACATTATTAATGTAAGTTGAATACGATGATATATTACTTGAATCATTAACACTCATATTCACTTTATATTGTATGGTTCTTGTATCTGAAGTATAAGATGAATTAAAATTAATAGTAGTTTCAAATGTTTCAGGATTATCGGGATATTTTTTTCTTTTTTGGTTTGGTTTTTTACCATCCAACTCAAACATAGTGAATTGTCTTGAAATTGCCGGTTTTACTTGGAACTCGTTTTCGTCCAAAAGGAACCCTTGTAGTGTAAAACTGTATTTTTGTAAGTAGAATTTTCTTTTCTCAACATCCATAACCGATTCATCAACAATATCACCCCTTAATATGGGAATATAATGTCCTTTTATTACGGTATAAGCTTGTCGAGATGCGAATTTTTCTATAATAACTTTATTGAAAGAATTAACTTCTCTCATTCTGTTACATATAATATAAACGTTATATGTTATATCAATCGGAACGGGTTGTGGTATGGAATAAACATCAACACCTTTTCTAGTTCCATCCCATGTTGGAACCGCAACGTATTGATATTGTCTTCTATTAGGAATATTGAACATTCCACCATATGTTTGTCCAAATTGTACCTCGGGAACTCTAACCACAGTAACAAATGGTAATGAAACGTTTTTATCCAAGTCCTGCGTATCCCAAGTTTGTGTAAATTGTGCCCAATTTTGAGTTGTAATAATAAGATCTAAAGTAGGAACAATTTTTCCTTCACTTATAATTTGTAATTCATCCTTAACAAAATCCAAAAATCCTCTATCTAAGTCCGCATGAAGTATAGATTTTGGTAAATATGTCCCATCCTCATTGATTTTATCAAGAAGTTCTTGCCTTCTAGCCGGTCCAAATTTGGGTTCAACTAAAGGTAATGTTGGTATTATTTTCTTAGGTAACGCCATTATTATATTCCATTAAATTCATTTCTATTAACAGGTACCGCCACGAATGTTCTATAAAAAGGTTTATATCCGCCATAAGTATGTTTCAAATCTGAAGTAACACGACCATCATTAGCTACACTATAATACCTTACTTTTGATTCCGTTTCATAATATGCAATATAATCACCGTATTCTATATCAATACTTAATTCATCCAATTCTTTTTGATACACCGAAAACGTCATGTTACCTGGTTCCATTTGATCTAACTTACTGTTTCCAATAAATTTGTTTTCAGGTGCAACAATCTTAACATACGCTTTGAACTCCACAGGGGGTTGATAGGTAATACCACCTTCGGGTGCTTCACCATAAACATCGTCTTTTTTGGTTTTACTTTTATCCACTTTATATAAAACCAAAGTAAAGTTCATATCACCTTCCAACCATTCACGACCCATCTCAATATCTAAGTCGTAGTCTTCAGCTCCAAAAAACTTTCCTAATCTTGTTATCGGTACTTTACGCTCTGCCATATTGATAAATACTTGATTGTTTATTATATTTACCTTTTAAGTATGAATGAAATAAAAATCAATCAACCGCTTGAAATCAGAGCACTTGATGTCCTTGATAGTTATTCAGGGGCAAACAATTATATTATTAAATTAAAAATCAAAAAAGATACCAATAAAAAGTTCTATCCAACAAGAAACCAAGCGGAATATATCTTGGCTTATAAAGATTCCGTTCCAAAAGTTGCAAGAAAATGGGTGGAACTTGATATGTATTTTGCCAATAAATTTGCTGATGAAAAATTATTAACCGAAGTTCCAACCAAAATATGGGTTGAGAAGTTATTGGTTGAAAAAGATACGTCTTATCACATTTGGGGTAAGTATTTTGAACACGAGGAATTATATGATTTTTGGATTCCTAAATCAGGAATTATTAAAGATACTTCTGTTAAGGTTGTTATTGACTATGAAAAGTATTCACATAGACCGCCTCTTTCACACCAAAAAGAAGGTATTGAGAAATTAGTTGGAAATAAAAAATACATTCTTGCCGATGATATGGGTTTGGGGAAGACAACACAAACAATTATTGCTGCGTTGGAGACAGGGGTTGAGAAGGTTTTAATTATTAGTCCTGCATCATTGAAGATCAACTGGCAACGTGAGATTGAAAATTACACGGATAGATCGGTTGTAATTATTGATGGGAAGAAATGGGAATCCGCCGATTTTGTTATCGTAAATTATGACATTTTGAAAAACTTTCATGATCCAAAAAATCGGGAAGAAAGTCAAATATTGAATGAAGGATTTGGGTTGGTCATTATTGATGAAGCACATTATATTCAAAACACACAAGCACAAAGAACAAAACTTATTAACGATTTTGTTAAAAAAATTGATAGATTATGGTTATTAACCGGAACACCAATGACATCAAGACCAATAAACTATTATAACTTATTAAGTTTGATTGATTCACCCGTTGCAATGAATTGGATGGCTTATGTTATGAGATATTGTGAAGGTTATCAATTCAAGGTAGGGAATAGAAAAGTTTGGAATGTTAATGGTGCGTCAAATCTTGAAGAATTAAGAGATAGAACATCTCGTCAAGTATTAAGAAGATTAAAAACCGACGTATTGGATCTTCCTGAAAAAATCATCACACCCGTTTATCTTAAATTGAAATCTTATGAATATGAACGATTGATGGGTGAATATTATGATTGGTATGATAACTCTAAAGAATCTACCTCATTAACCGTACAATTCACTAAATTAATGAAGGTTAGACAGGTTATATCGGAAGAAAAAGTAAAATCAACAATTGAATTATGTGAAAACATTATTGAACAAGGAAAGAAAGTAATTGTTTTTACCAATTTTACCAACTCGTTAAACTCTATCTTATCTCACTTCGGAAAAAAAGCGGTTGGTCTTGATGGTAGTATGCCTCAAGGTATGAGACAAGATAACGTTGATAAATTCCAAAATGATGAAAATATTATGGTGTTTGTTGGGAACATTAAAGCAGCTGGGGTTGGTATCACATTAACATCTGCGGAAGTTGTTGTTATGAATGACCTGTCATTTGTACCGTCAGATCACTCACAAGCCGAGGATCGTGCTTATCGTTATGGTCAAAAAAATAACGTTTTGGTATATTATCCTATTTTTGATAACACGATTGAGGGTATTATTTATAACATTCTACAAAAGAAGAAAAACATCTTTGAAACCGTTATGGGGGATAATTTAAGTAAGGGTGATATGGTGGAGGAAATCATGAATATGATTAACACAAAAAGATAATGATATATTTATCATTATGAAAGTTAAAGTAACAGAAGATAAGTTATACCCTGTTTTCAAAAAATTTATGGAAACTCAGTTTAAGAATTATGAATGGATCGAAGATAATTATGATGTTGTTTTGTTTATGAGTCCCGGAGGAGATTCTTATTTGGCGTTGAGTAAAGATAAAACTTTATTAATTTATGCTAAAACCGCAAAAAAAATCCTTAATTACCTTCCTATGGAACGATCTATGTTCCTATCACTTATGACTAGATGGGTAGGAGAGACCTTAAATATTAAGGGTATAACCCTCTCGCAGTTTCAACAGTTGGTTTTGATTAGCCTTAATAGATAATAATAATATATTTATCATTATGAAAGTTAAAGTAACAGAAGAAAAGTTATATCCATTATTCAAAAAATTCATGGAAACTCAGTTTAAGAAATATGAATGGAGAAAAGGTAAATTTGATTCCATTTGGTTCATAGACCCTGAAGGATATGGTCACATGGGATTGTTGAAAAATAAAGAGTTATTAATCTATCGTGAGATTAAAGATCAAATTCTTCGCTACATTCCTATGGAAAAATCTATGTTACAAACACTTATGAGTAAGTGGGTAGAAGAAACCCTTCAAGTTGAAGGGTTAACCGTTCCCACTGTACCCCAATTTACAATACCGCGTTTTTATGATGGTGATACCTTTCCATTATAAGAATATTTATCAATATGAAAGTTAAAGTAACAGAAGATAAGTTATACCCTGTTTTCAAAAAATTTATGGAAACTCAGTTTAAGAATTATGAATGGAGAAAAGATCGGAATGATGACATTTGGTTTTCAGATCCTAAAGGGTATGGTCATTTGGGATTGGTACACATTAAGGATTTATTGATCTATCGTGATATTAGAAAAAAAATACTTCCTTATCTTCCTATGGAACAATCTATGTTAAACTCACTTATGAGTAAGTGGGTAGAAGAGACCCTTCAAGTTAAGGGGTTAGCCCCCACTTTGGCAAGACACGAATCCTATCCATTAGTTGATGGATCCTTTCCATTATAAGAATATTTATCATTATGAAAGTTAAAGTAACAGAAGAAAAGTTATATCCAGTATTCAAAAAATTTATGGAAACTCAGTTTAAGAATTATGAATGGACAAAAGATGAATATGGGTGTATTGATTTTGTGGATCCTGAAGGATTTGGTCATTTGGAATTGGAAAACAATGAAGATTTATGGGTTTATGGTGATATTAAAGATCAAATTCTTCGCTACATTCCTATGGAAGAATATATGTTAGAATCACTTATGGGTAGATGGGTTGGAGATACCTTTCAAATTGAGGGTATAAACACCAGTATAGAATCGTTTCCAAATTTTTAAATCGTTGAAAATGCCTTTCCATTGTAAGAATATTTATATGGTATGAAAGTCAAGGTAACAGAAGAAAAGTTATATCCAGTTTTCAAAAAATTCATGGAAACTCAGTTTAAGAAATATGAATGGAGAAAAGATGAACTTGGGACTATTTGGTTTATGGATCCTGAAGGATTTGGTGATCTGGAATTGGGAGATAAAAATTTATGGGTTCATCGTGATATTAAAAATAAAATTCTTCGTTATCTTCCTATGGAAGAATCTATGTTAGACTCGCTTATATCTAGATGGGTTGGAGATACTTTTCAAATTGAGGGTATAAACATCCTCGAGATGTGATTGCCATGGTAGGAGGAAGTTGGTGATACCTTTCCATTATAAGAATATTTATATGGTATGAAACTACTTGAGAGAAAAATACATTTACTAGAATCTTTATTGGATGGTAAGAATATTTTTGAAGCCAATTATAAAGCACAAAAATTAGATTATAACTTAAATTCATTATCAGATTTTATCGGTAAAGATACTATGGATGTTCATTATAATGGACATTATAAAACTTACCTTAAAAAATTAAATGAACTTCTACCGGATGAAAAAATGATCCCAATAGAAGATTTAATTAAAAAAATATCAAGGTATAACAAGAAAATTAGGAATAATGCTGGTGGTGTATATAACCACCAACTATTTTGGAAAATGTTATCACCAAACAAAACAAAACCATCTAAAGAACTATTAGAAAAAATTAACAAAGATTTTGGTTCTTATGATGAGTTCAAACAAAAGTTTGAAAAAGTGGCATTAGACAGGTTTGGTTCAGGATGGGTTTGGTTAATTATGGGTAAAAGTGGTAGGTTACGTGTCGTATCTACACCCAATCAGGACAACCCCGAGATGAATATTATTAGAAATGGAGGAAAAATTTTATTGGGGCTTGACATTTGGGAACATGCGTATTATCTTAGCTACCGAAATGAGAGAGACCGATATATCAAAAACTTTTGGAAAGTGGTAAATTGGGATTTCGTAAGTTCAGAATATCAGAAACTTAAACCAACTAAATAATGAAAAACTCATTTGTTCTCAACGAAGAAAAAGTAACAAAATGTTCCTATTCCGAAGTTAGTAAGTACAAAGATTTGTTTAACCGTAATCCTAAAGTAAAGTGGATTTATCGTGAAGCAATTGACAAAGCACTCGAAGTGGTGTTTAAAGATTTATGGCAAACTCACCCAAAAGGTTCCGAAACTGTTTCAGGAGTTTTTAATTTAGAAGGACCCGGTAGATCGGTTTTGAATAAGTTAAATACCAATTATAGTGCATTCGCCATATTAGTTAGAGATATCAATAAGGTATTAAAATCAAGAGGTATCCAACTTTTGAATTTTAATGGAACACAAGACGACCAACTTTTTGAAGCAAGAAAAATGGCTAAGGTGATTGACACATTCAAAGAACGAATATTCAACACCGAATCATCCACATTTAATAGTATTATGGCAACACTTAATCGCACACATAAATTAGGTGAGAATAGAGAAGATAGTGTTGTTAATTTTTTGAAAAGGATCTATGGTGACGATAATGTTTCAAAGATTGGTGGGTTAAATAGTTCTGAAGATATGACATCGGGTGTTGATGTTTTAATTAAAACTGAGGGTAATACTAAAACCGCTCAAGTTAAACCTTTCTACAAAACATTAAATGATGGTGTGACTATTAGGTTCGCAGATACTGGTAACGTTAAAAAATACGAGACAGATTACCTGATTTTTGACGGTACTAAAGAAATCTACATTATGAATAACAATCAAACCGTTATTGTTGAAGGTGAATATTCTTTTCCGAGTGAGTCAGTAATTCATATATTATCAAAGTAATTGATATTTATATGAAAAAAGACTATGGCAATTATCCCTGAACCAGAAAGAAGTCAATTATACAAAAGAATTAAAAATCTTTTAGGTGCCCCAATCCGATCAGTAGAGATTGAGGATGAAATGATGGATTCACTTATGGAATTATCCATTGGTGATTATAGCCAATACGTGTTAGATTGGTTGATAGAATCTCAATGGACATCTCTTTATGGATTGAATTTAGATGAGAAATCCGTTGCAAACGCACTTGTTAGAAGAACTTTAGATTGGGAAACACAATATACCTATGCATATTCAAAAATTGTAGGATTACAAACAAATGGTCCTTGGGTGTTAAAACAAGATTATTTTGATTTAATGCCAAACCAACAACTTTATGAGATTCCCGCAGGAAGAGAAATAAACGAATTAATGTGGTTTACAAGACCTGCATTAAATAACACATTGTTTGATCCTTGGTCTATGGGTTTCTTGGGTGGTCCCGGTATTGGTGGTCCTGCGGGATTTTCACAGATGGGGTTCCAAGGAGGTTATTTTATGATGTCAGCATATGATATGGTGGCACGTATGCAAGATATTAACCTTAAATCAAGAATTTTAGGTTCGGATCTTACATATAAAATCACCGCACTTCCCGACGGAAAAAGAATGGTTCACCTTTTGAATGTTCCCGGTGGTAAATTTAATTTTGGTAATATTGGATATAATCAATATAGAGTATTCTATTGGTATTACGATACCACAGACGATAACAGAAACGATTGTTTAGCCGCTAATCCCGATATTGTTAAGTTACCTTCAGATGTTCCATTGGATAACCTATCCTGGGTAGATCTTAACGCACCCGCCCAACAATGGGTTCGTCGTTGGTTTACGGCTTACGTTAAAGAAACTTTATCAAGAGTTAGAGGGAAGTATTCGGGTAACTTAAAAACACCTGATTCCGAACTTCAAATGGAATATACAACACTTCAAACCGAAGCTAAAGACGAAAAATCTACACTTTTAGAAGAACTTAAATTACGTTTAGAAAGACTACGTCCTGAAAAACAAATGGAAAAAGAAGCATCAATTGCTGAAAACCTAAATAAACAACTTAAATTCAGAGCGTTTAAAGTCCCAATTCAAGCAATCTAATATGCAAGTTAAAAGAACTATCGTAAGAACAAGTTTACCTGATCAACGTAGAACGTTGGTTACGGATTTAGAAGTATTCACAAC